CCTTGTCTACATATTCTACTTTTTTCATTTTATACGATTTAATTATAATTTATAAATAAACTAGTGGCCACAAGATGTGACCACCAGTTTGAATTAGGTATTAGTCTTGGAACAAGAAGAAGTTGTTTGCACCCATGGTACATACAGCTCTCTCAGACAAGAAGTTAACCTCCATAGCGTCTAAATCGCTAGTAGCGGCTCCACCTGCTGAACCTGTAATCCAAGTTTTGTAACGTCTGTCTTCTGTTTCAGAAGCTCTGTATCTAACGTGCAAGAATGGTCTCTTAGCGTTTTTACCAAGTATTTGGTCATAAACAGTAGTTGAACCTGCTGGCACAAGTAGACCGTTCACACGACCAGAACCTGCTCCTGTTGATAGACCACCTCTCATTGTAGGATCATTCAAGTATTTCCAGTCAGACTTGTAGAAGTCATAACCTCTTCGGAATCCTGAGAACCCTAAGTTCAATGCCATTTCAGCATCATTGTCGAACAAACCAAAAGAAGCAGCGTTAGAAGCTCCTGATGCATTGTAACCGTTCAATGAAGCAAGCATATCGTCAATGTCGAAAGAGAAATCTCTATCAACGAACAATACGTTCTCCTCAATAGCACCTTGCTTATCTAATCTAGCTACGATAGTGTCAAACTCAGGAAGAGTAGTAGGGTTTCCACCTGCCCACACATTACCTCTGTTCTCTACTGCGTAGAAGATACCTTCAGACCCTTTTAAACCAACTGAAGCAGCGATAGCACCAGAACCAGTTTCAGCAGGAACTGCCTCAATCATTGCTGTTTCTAAGTAGTCATCGAATCTCAATCTAGTCTCATGCTCACTCTTTAAGTACCATAAGTAGCCATCTGCACCATTTTCAGTTGTAACTTCTACCCATCCAATCTGAGCCATGTCAGAACCAGATACAGCATACTTGTCTTTCAAGATGATTGGGTTATTCTCGAAGATATCATCTGATGCCTCCAAAGATCCCTGCATTCCTTCAGATCCTTTTTTAAACTCTGAACCATAAATGAATAAAGTCACATCAGCATTAGCTAATCCTGTACCAGCTACAGCTAGTCCACCAGCCTCATAGAATGCAACATCAAATTGTCCGTTAGCTGTATCAACAGCAGTGACAACTCCTTTATTGCTTCCTTTAGTACCTCCATTTTGAGAGATAAATACCGTCTGACCAACCCTAATAGCAATAGCTCCAGCAGTTAAGCCTTGAGTTGCTCTGTTTGGATCAAGAGTATCGTTTACTTGAAAAGTAGCAGTGTCGTCTCCTGCTGATGCAGCAGTACCTACACTGTCATACTTAATGTGTAAACGTCCTTGCTCTGCCCATTTGATAAGGTCTGAGTTTGACGGAAGCTCTGCTCCTACCATTCGGAGGAAAGAACTTATTGTACGATTTCCATAACGCTCGAACTCTTTTTCGTAAGTGTCAGGAAGATACTGATTCAAAAAATTGAAATCAGAAATATAATTTGTCGATAATGCTACCTGCTGTGCAGATGGCTGGATATCGAATCCTGGGGTTGCTTGAACTGAACCTGCCATAATAATTGTTTTTTGTCTTAGTTTTTGTTTCTACTCTTTACTTTTAATCCTCGACCTGAGTCGGGGTTTACGGAGCGAACTTGGAACCCTTCTCTTTTAGTCAACTCAGGTGATCTACGATCAGACATATTCACATTTTTAATCTTTCTCGTAACATCATCAGTTGCTTCTGACTTGCCTTGCTCATAAAAGAAATTGGCAAACCTTTCTGGGTTCATGGCTACTGCCATAGCTTTGTGGTATCCTGTTACATCCTCAATCAATCCATCCTTGTTCATAAACTTATTTAAGAAGTTAGAACTATCGGACTGAGTCTTCTTGAGTTCTTCAGGACTCGAAGTTGGGCTGTAAGTGAGGTTCTTTTCATCAATTTTAAATTCAAAACCTTTGAAATCATCATTGAAAAGGCTATCGGTCTTATTCAAAAACCAATCTCTCTTACGCCTAAGCTCTTCCTCTTGGCTCTTAGATTGCTCTATATATTGTTTATAAGCTTTAAGCTCTTCTGTTTCGCTCTGAGATGTGGATGCCGTACTTGACTCAAGGGGCTCTTTATACATACTCTTCTGCTCATTGAAAAACTTTTTAGCTTTTACAATCGCTTTTTTCTTTGCTAATTTTACCTTCTTGATATCAGACTCATCGTCTAAATCTTCATCAAAAAAATAATCCTGCATCAGGACATCAATATCCTCATCATCAAGACCTTCTTCTGTTGTAACAAGATATTCTTTTAGCAATTGGTCTTCATCCATTGAATCAAAATCTCTACCTAATTTTAGGTAATCATCAAATCCTCGACCAGTTTTTTTTCGATACTCTAAGTAAGCAGAAATATCCTCTGGGATTTCTTCATTGCTCTCTTTCTGAGCAAACAAATCTTCAAAAGATGAAATCTCCTTGTCGTACCTATTTTTAATAAATGAAAGAACGTCTTCCTCATTTAATTCTGAGGACTGAGTGATTTGTGCATCCTCTGCACTAACCTCTTCAGTTTTTTCTTCAACTACATTTTCAGTGGAAACCTCTTCAGTAGGTTCATCACTATTCTGCTCTTCTTGCTGGCTTAGTAACGTCTCCTCTACTTCTTGTTTGGATTTGCTCTCTACGCCATCAACTTCTTTTACTTTAATTTCCATTTGATTATATTTTGTACAAAATTAATACTTTTTTATTTATACTATTTTGGGTTAAATTCAGCAAAATCGAAACCATCTAGTGAATCTTCATTGGATTCAAACTCCACAGGAGGTAGGTTATTCTTTCTCTGATCAATTAACTTAGATTGCTGACTATTCTGTAGGCTTATTCTATCATCCTTAGCCTTTTCTTTTATTTCTTCTCTACCCTTCAAGGCTTCAGAATTTACGCCAGCTAATAGCTGCTGATACTCAAACTCTTTAGCCATAAGAGTCATCTTAAGCTGTGCCTCATTTTGCATCTTTTGAATATCAAATGCTGCCTCTGCTTGCTTTACTTCCATCTTAGTCCTAGCGTCCATCTGCTGTTTCTGCATTGCAGTTCTTGCTGAAATCTGCTGAGACTGCATATTCTGCTGAGACTGCATCGCCTGAATCTGCATTGCCTTTTGTTGCTCTCTATCATCCTTCTGCTTACGTTTCATCTTTAGTAGTTGATTAGCAACCTTGATGTTCTTAATCTCTCTAATGTCAATAGCATCCTCAAGATTAATGTCATTCCTAGATAATGCAACTTGTATGTTCTGCTCTAGCTTCGCCTGTGCCTCCTCGTCTGGTGCTACCTCAATGAAGATACCAAAGTCATACAGGTACAAGTCCTTAATCTGATTTAAGATTGATACGTTGTACTTGCCTATTTTATTAATAAAATCTTCCTTGAAGTCAGCATACTCTAGTATATCGGCTATTCTGTAAGAAAGACCTTCAGATATAGATCTGAAGAGATACAGGCTGCCATCTAATATGTGTCTTGTAGCTGTGTTTGAGTTTAGTGCTGCTAACTTCTGTAACCCAACCAATGAGTTAGGGTCTGGAGTACTTCCATCTCTAGCCTCATTAAGACCCGTTACTGTCCTAATCATGTTTAGGTAGTGATTGTAGTTGGCCAACAGCATCTGTGTTTTAGATGCGCCAGAGTTGCTACTTAGCTGCTGTATTGGAATCCTAGCATTATTAAACTCTCCATCCTGAGTGAAGCTTCTTCCTATTACTGAACCAGTCTGGAAATAAAGCCTAAGAGCGTCTTCAGGGTTGTATGCTTGACCATTACCTAGATCAACCTCATTAAGCCCGTCAGCGTCAATATATACACCATCTGGAACAACCCTAGATATTACCTGCTGAAGCTTTAAGTGTGTCATCTGAATCAAGTCAGCAAAAGGAATCATCCTTCTTACTAAAGACTCAATAACACCCTTATACATTCTAGGAGCTACAGCAACATAGTTAGGTAGTGCGTGTTGAGATGATGACTTTGGTCTAACCATATTCTCAGCCATCTCCCACTTCAATAGGTAATTAGTACCCATCACCATAATGCCATTATACCAAACGTCAATGGTCTTTTCCACCTTCTCGAACTTACCTTCCTCCATCATTTCATCTGGAGGATTGAAGCTGTCATCCTTTTCAATAAACTTAACAGATCCAGTCTCAGTTACTTTTCTCTTGTAAACAATCTTCTTTGTGGTCTTATAGTTGAAGTACATCAACGTACAGGTGTCAAGATGGAAGATGTCATTTTCGTAGAACTGTGCTACGTTATAATAGTCATACCAACTCTGACTGCTCTTAGATATTTCCTCTAGCTGCTCCTTAGAAAGGCTAGGGTCTATCTTCATCAACTCAGTGATAGGAAGGGTCTTAATCTCTCCCCAATAAAAGCAGTCCTTAAAGTGTGGGTCTTCTGTGTAGCTGTAAACAATATTAGCAGGATCTACATAAGACACCTCAACTCCAGATCCAGGAAGGAATTCATGTTTTGCAACCGCAATCCCTAAAACAGTTAAATCATAGTCTAACCTCTTTCTTAGGTCTATATATTTATTTTCTTCTAGTAAGGTGTTTATAGCCTCCTCCTCGGCTATTTCTATCGCAGGCTTATAGTTGAGCTGCATATACAATGACAACTCCTCATCAGAAGAAGGTAGCTCTTCTGGGTCCGTCATAAATGGGTTAATTCCAGTCCTTTCTTGAACTATCTCAAGAACTGGCTTTGCAATCATCTCTGACTGAATCATCTCTTGAAACTGACTCCTCTTCTCTTGAGAAATAGCGTCCTGAGAGTATGCCTTAATTTTAAACAACCTATCAGACATGCCGTTAACAACAACGTCAACAAACTTAGGAATTATTGGAACTGGAGTCCAGTCAAGGTTAAGGTAAGACAAGTCACCGTCAACAGATAGTTCACTCTTGTACTTGGCGGTAGATTGCTCTCCTCTAGCGTATAGTCTTAGCTTATGAAAGTCTCTCCATTGGCCATAATACCTGCCCTGATTTCCATCTTTCTTGAACCACTCGTATTGGATAGCTTGACCCACCTGAAGCCCAAAACCATCAGACGCCTTCTCAGCATCAGAAACAAATTGACTTGGGAATCCTTGTGCACTAATATTTACTTTTACTTCTTTCATCTAATGATTTCACTTCTGATGCCTTTGTTATTGTATGATGCAAATTTAACGATAATTTTTGACTGCTCTTTTTGCTGTGGCTGGTAAAGGTTTTTCTGACAAGCCATTATGGCTAACCCAGAGCTAATCGAAGCATCATGCTTTGTTCTGTTTGTTATATCAAACCTAGCCCAATCTTCTAATGTCCTATTGAATGGCATTATTCCAATCGTCTCAGTGTCTCTGTGTGTACCGTCTAAGTCAATCCCTACATACTTCTCTATGTGTGACTCGATTGCAGAGGCGTGAGACTGCTTAACGTCCTCGCTAGTATTAGGAATACCCCCAAGCTCTATCTCTGTCTTAGATAGCTTGTTATACACCTTATCGGGACGATTCATAGAGTACCCCCTATAGCCCCTGTTCTTTAGATAGTACAGCAGTCTTGGTTTGTTGTTCTCAGCAAGGATAGGCATACCATAAAACACAATAGCCATCAAAACATCCTCGAAAAATATCTCTGCTGTCTGTGGCCTAGCTATGTACTCCAAAAAGAACTCATTGCTAGGAGCATTGTCCATGTTAAACTTAGTGAGCCCATGCAAAGCACCGTTAGAACCACCCCCTCCTACTACACCTGATATGTCGTAGCTATCACAGCCAAAGGCCCCGATATGCTCATTGGCTGGATACTTCTGACCGTTCTTTTGTGTATATGCATTCTGAAGCCCCCTCTCTGGAACCCATCCCACTAAGAACCTTCCGTTCTTGTTTGGTGAAAATATTACCTCAGTGTCCTTTATGCCATCCTTCCAACTAAAGCTACCCCTAGTTGTGTAGTGGCTATCAATCATTGAGTCATTATAGTCTATCTGCTGATAGATCTTTGTCAGGTTAAATATTGATTGCTTACTCTCATCTCTAAACGCATGAGACTCTGTTCTTGGGAATTGCCTGTAGTACTCGTTTAGTGCGTCTGGGTCATTCTTTAAAGATTCAACCTCAGCCTCCCAGTAGTCAATAGCACCCTGATATATCTTTTCTCCATCAACGCCCATAACAGACTTATCAGGAGCCCTTAAAACTGGCATACCATGTATGTCTATAAATCCCTCCATGTTCCACTCCATTGGAATGAATAAGGAATATAAGCCAGACTTTGTCTGACCGTTCCTGCTCCTCTTTGTTGCCTCAGAGTCGTAGTATAGCTTCTTAAAGTTTTCACCACCCCTATCTAGTGCGTTTGATGTTGAGCCCATCATACACTTACCAATCACCTTGCTACCTAAACGAAGACAGGTCTTTGTTACGCGCCAGTTATTTAGGATGTTATTTGGTCGGAGCCATTTTCCTGATTCATCGCTCACCAATAATAACAGCTTTTCACCATCGTATGAGTTGTCGTCTGTGTTCTTCCAGTCAATAGTGGTGTCAAGACCGTCAATGTCGCTGTCGGCAACATCATGCATATTCTTCTTAGTAATCTTAGAAGCAGGTACTCGATAAGCAAGCTCAGTCTTTGGCTTGTCCATACCATCCATAATAGGCTTAAAGAAGAATGGTAGTTTACTGTTTATAGGAACAACCTTGTCAGTAAACATTTTCTTAGCGTCACCTCCAGTCTTTGATAGAATACCAATCCTAGCATCTCTAGCCAATGTTGCTGTGTTCACACACTCTGATGATGACATGAACGAAAACCCAGAACGTCTAATCTTTAAGTAAACCATTCCAAAGCTACGCTTGTCAGCTTTACAAGCCTCCCAAAATATATGCAGAAGCCTGTTAGCTTCTCTAAAGTCTGGGTAGCCAATATCAATACTAGACCACTGAAGGTACATATAATGAGTTCCAGTTATGTAGCAAGGCTTCCCATTGTTCATAAACCAAAAACCTTCGTCTCTCCTGTCAAACTCCTGCTCTATGTAGTCAACCCACCTAGCCTTAAACTCCTTGGGCATCTCATTCCATTGGAATATTGACTGCACCTTAGAAAGTTCGGTTGGAAGTTCTTTTCTCTCCCAGTATTGTAGTGAATGCTTGTCACTCCTTTTGTAGACTTTACTTGGCTTTAGTGGTAGTGCTATCTTTAGTCCAGATATTTCTATCACATCGCCAATTTGACCACTCTTTGATATAACAACAATGTCATGCTTTTCGTCATAGCCGTACGCCCAAGACTTCGCCTTATTCTTCTTTGAAAGGGAGCTCTTGGGTACATATTCAGGTAGTTCCCTGTATATACTATTTTCTTGACCTTCTCTCTGCAAATCCTTGTTTGTTATCTACCTTTTCATTTGGAGCACTATCTAATGAATCCAAAGCCTCTCTCTCGGCTTCTATTCTGTTTAGAATCTCAAAGGCATCGAATATAGCAAGTTTCTTTGTGGCTGCTGCATTCTTTAACCTATCAGCACTTAGCTCATCTTCAGTGTCATGCTTAATGATGTCCTCCTTAGCAACCCTTATTAGCTGCTCAACAGCCCTATGCCCAGCGTCTATGATCTTCTGCTTTGTCTCTTTTACGTTCATAGCGTCATCGTTATTTGATGGTCATAGATTCTATACATAGCCTTCCCGTCTATGTTGAACTCATACTCGCTATCTGGCTTGAACGACACCTTTGTGCCCTCATCAACACCCATTGACCTTAGATACTCATTAGGGTATCTCATCACCCCCATTAGTGGCTCACTCTTTATTGGCTTAAAGATATAAGACTCCTCAACAGGAATAGGCTCCACAAAGCAGAACCTATCATGTGCGTACCACTGACCGTCTCTACCATACATATAGAACTGGTCTGTATCTACCAAAAACAAGCCATCTATGAAGCAGCTTCTGCCACTCTTGCGCCTGCCCTTCATGTCGTTGTAAAACTTAAACACATTATGATGCACAATAAGAGTATCACCTCTTTGTATTGGACCTTTGTACATGATAGGTGTTGAGAAAACCTCTGCGTACCTGTTTGAGTGCTCATGACTCTCTTCGGATGTGCTTATGATTAGCTCTATTCCTCCTATCTCTTTTGTGTTATCGTATCTCTTGTTGTCCTTTGGCTTTACTAGAAAATTATCTAACGACCTCATCTAAAGATTTATATTATATTCAATTGAAACAGGCATTGTAATAGTGAACCTCTTCCAAAGTAAAACCTCATCCTCTTTCTCTATCCAAATCTTTATACCGTCATCTTCTGACCTAATTAGATGTATCATATAATCACCTCCAA